TATTGAATAACCTCTCTCGTCGAAGTAGTACCATGTACTATCAATCTTTTCCCATTCTTTTTTTGGATAAGAGCCGTCAGGGTATTCATACCACCATCCAGTATTATTTCTTTTCCACTTGGGCTTGGCTTCTTCATCATCTAGTAAAACAATGTTCTTGTCGTACGGATTTGAAGAGTATTGCCACCATCGGATACCATCCATAGATGGGAAGTATTCAAAATCAGCATTTCCATCGTTTAACCCATAGCCTGCAATCCAAAGGCTATTTGGAAATTTCGCAAGAATCTGCTCATAATAGATATTGTTGAGCGTGAATGGCTTGTAGCTGTAATATATTGGCTCGTAGCCATTCTCTTTGAGGATTTCCATGAAGCGAATACAAGCATCTGTATTTGCCTGTTTATCTTCGCTAGCATGATCTTCGTAGTCAAGACACAAGTATTTTACTTTTTGAGGCACATTATCAAGGAAATAGCGTGCTTCTCTTTCCGCTTCTTCCACGTCTCCACCAAACCAAGCAAAATGATAGAACCCGATAGGAGTTGACTGCTCCACTTGAGCAGAAAGGTAAGGGTTTAGATAGCTTATACTTTCTGAAATTTTGATGATGGTGTTTGTTGTCCCCATCTGCTCCAAAATCCCTGTAATATCGTATCCATTATGACTGGATACGTCGATGAATAAGTCATTTTTCTTCATTGTCCTCTCCTAGTCCTCACTTGGCTCATGATAGTCAAGAGCACGGTTACTGTCAGAAATTCCTGCTGTTGTCGGGTCGTTTACAACTCCAATTAGTACGAGGATGTAAACGAATGTATTCACACCATCTTGAATGTTTTTAGGAATTTCAAGGCCGAACTGCTGAGCCATTAAGAAGATAGCTCCAAGCAAAGCGATAAGAGTTGCTTTATTTTGTAAACGTAGTTTCCAATTAATCATTTTGTATTTCTCCTTTTATTTTACTGTTGTTTGTTTTGAATCAAGTTTTTAAGCTCTCTTACGTCCTCACCAAGCGATTTGACTTGCTCAGCTAAAACTAAGATAGCTTTATTCTGCTCGTCGTGGTTATCAAGCCTTTTATTGGCCGACGTCTTGAATTCATTCAGATTTTCGATGCCTTTCTCTAAAATCGTTAGGCGATTTTCCTGTTTGGTAGCCTTATCTTTCATCGAAAAATAAAGACCAATCACAGGGATAAGTGTGATGAAAATCTGTACGAGAAATCGTTCATATCCTGGCATAGATACCTCCTATTCCTTCCCTTCAAATTTCCAAGCGACACCAGTTCCGTTTTGTTCCAAAGTACCATTTGTCACAAATGCGCTGACAGGCTCGCCGTTGTATGTGAATTCCTTGTTAAGCTGCACAAGGATGCGCTTGCCTTCACCGTTGACCTCTACGTGTTCAGGGTCTTCAATGGTAATCAGGTCATGTGGTAAGTAGGTCTTACCAACTTCAGCTAGTGGAATCAACTCAACCAGCTCTTTGTAGGTCGTTCCATAGCCAATATTCTTGCTCATGACAGAGTTCAAAACAAGAACATGAATGACCTTCTGATTCACCTTCGAATTCTCTTCTGTCTGCTTAATAAGAGCTGCAAGCTTGTTCTGTTCAGTCTCATTTTGCGCAATCTTCTGATTAGCCTGTTCAAGCTGCACTTGTGTTTTGATAATGGCGCTGCCTGGATCTAGCTCGGCTTTTAGGATATCCAGTACATCTTGAATCAAGACATCGTCTTGCTCAGTCGTGCGGTCTCCTGCGAGCTCACGCATGTTCGTACTGTATCGATTACCTTCCGACAGACGAATTTCAACCACGGTCTTGACATTATCCCCAAAACCTCGAGTATAAGGCTTGCTTGCTAGTTCGTAGTTGTTAATTGCCATTTGTCATTTGTCCTTTCACTTCTTCAAATTTCGCTTTTAGCTCTTCGTCAGATTCGATGACCTGCTTCATCTGCTCGAGCTCCATAGCAGTTACTGTGTATAGTGCTTCGAGCGTAGCTGATTGAGTAGCCTCTTTACTGATTTTCTCGCTAAGCGACTTGATCGCTAGGCTACTGATTTGTTTGTCTTGCTCATTCATGTTATTTTCTCCAATTTTTCTATTTTTTGATTGAGTTCTTGAATCGCCTTAATTAAGTAAGGCACGAGTTCAAAGGTTCGATATGAGTATGCACCATCTGGATTTTCAAAGAATGCCTCTGGGATATACTTCTGAACATCTTGCGCCATAATACCGCAAGAAATGTCTTCGATTTTTCCATCGTATTCCTTGCGATAGCTGTACGTCTTGAGTTGCTCAATAACATCAAGACCTGAGACCTGGCTATCTTGAATATTTGACTTGAAGCGGCGGTCTGAAATCTCTTTATTCATCGGTATCCAGTCGTATCCTGAACCACTATAATAGAGATATAGATAGTTATTCGAAGGCTCGAAATTTGAGTACTTAGAAGAGTGAATCCAGTAGCCGGATTTTCCTGAATTTTCATTATGGTAGTAAATGTTGCCTGTTACGCGGAGATCCCCATAAATGACAGGAGTATTCCAAAAGTACGCTCGATTATAACAGTACATTTCCCCTGAACGCTTAACAAACCAAGCATAATTTCCAGGAGCGTTCCAATCATTTCCCCAATTCACCCATAATGCTGTTTGAGACCATTTTCCATAACCGTTACTCATACCAACAGAGAATTGATCTCTACCAGTTAACCAATATACAGTCGGGTCTTTCTCATGTGTGCCAAGCTGAAATCCTCCAATTACCCCTTTGTAACCCTCAAGCAAGGTTGCAGATACTACTACCGACCTAAGTCTATTGATGAATGCTTGTTTAGCAGCAAGCGTATCTGTGAAGATATCGCTTGAAACAAACATCCGAGCCATTGCTTGGTCCATCACGAGCTTGTCAGCTGTGATAGTATTCGCACCAATAATCTCAGCGTTCAGCTTAGCAAAATTACCTTCACCGACGAACAATCGCTTGAAATAGCCATCAATGGCCGTGAATTGGTCAGCAAGCGTCTTGCCTTTCAATCGAATTTTTTCAGCTTCAATCAAAATTTGATTGTTAGTCGCATTGATTTGCGAAACGATTGAACCAGCACTGGTCAGATTTTGAACAGCCCACGAACCAGCCAATTGACTTTGAACTGAGCGAACTGCTTCAGACATATCATCAAATTGACTAGCTTTATATCCGTTCGTTTGAGAAGCACGAACAAGCATAATCTCTTTGATTTCAATCCAACCATTTTTAGCTAAGTAGAAATAGAGTGGATAAAGTTTATTATCTCCAAATTCAAAATCTTTTGAAATAGTGTATGTTGAGTTGAACTCTTGCCAATTACTTGAAACTGTAGTTGAGCTTGTGGCTATGTTTGAAAAAAAAGCTGTCTCATTAGCTTGGTGATTCTTAGTGGCAACAACGAAATTATGGTCTAACCGTCCCATAATACGATACTTGAAATTAAGAGTATAGGTCTCACCTCTTGCAAATCTATCGGCGTAAAGTGGTAGTGTGAATCCTGCGAATGTATACCCTGAATTTCCAGTGCATCGAATGGTAAATATACCATTGTTCACAAATACTCTCTTAGTATTGCCTTCATTAACAAGCGTATGCCTGTCCATCGACTTTGAGCGGACGATTAAGTTATTGTCACTTCCGATATTCTTAGCCACCTCAACTTGAAATAACTGATTAGTCAGAGCTATTCGAGCGACTTTCTCAGCGATGTCAGACTCGCTACGGCCAATTATCCGCTCATAAAGCTTGTTGGTTTCTTTCACTCGCTGAAATTCGACGAGGTCAGCCTTATTATCAAGCTGTCGTCTCAATTGCTCACTGATTTGCTTCGCTTCCTGAGCAAGTAAGCTACTTGCCCCAGCATTTCGCAACGCTTCTTCGGCTCTACGTTTGGCTTCTAGTAGCGGTCCATTGTCAAAACTATTGAAGCGCTGGTCGATCGTGTCAGAGAGTTCTCTCTTGACTTCTTCAGCTCTGGCTTTTGCAGCGTTTATCCCATCAGTGAATTGGTTGACTAATTCTTCTTTCTGCCTATCAAAAGCAAGGTCAGCATTCTTGATTTCTCTCGCTAGTTGAGTTTCGAACTGTCCTTGAAGTTTCTGAGTTTCATCTTTAACGGCATCACTAACTGCACTACCAATCGCATTCGCAAGGCCTGACTTGAACTGGCCAAAACCAATTGTCTTCAATTTCTTGCCCATTGGCGAGTAAGTGTACTTAGTAATCTTCTTACGCACGTCAAGATTGTAGACATCGTGAAATAGACTCACAATATCAAACATCTGGACAGGCACGTCACTCTGGCCAACGACTTCAATCTCAAGGCTATCTTCCATCATGTCGCAGAGCGATGTTCGATAATACTGCTCACCATATTTTCGAAGACTTGCTTCATCCTTCACATCCTGGTCATTAACCTCAATCACATCTTCGTAGATTTGACTGTATTTGTTAATAAGTGGACTATCGATGGTAACCGTGAATGTGCGATCAGGTGCCTCTTCTCCCTCACCTTGAACAGTCGTTTTAAAGGTAATTCGAGTCTTTAAAGACTTAGTAGACGTCTGATGTTGATAGCTGGACAGGTTTTTTTTGTACATAAAAAGCGATTCATTCTCTG